GCCACCGTGACGCCTTCGTGTTGGTGGAACAAATGGGTGTGCGTTCGCAGACTCAATACCAACAGCAATTCCTCGCTAACTTGTTCACTGCTGATACATTGTACGGCGTGGCTGAGTTGCGTGACGACGGCGCTGTTGCTCTGGTTGTTCCTGCCTAATTGAACTGAGTAGGCCCTCCGGGGCCTCTCTTCTTAACTTTATCAATTAGACTTTAAAGGAATAAATCATGGCTGCTGCTACTTCTGTTGTGGTTGAGCGTGGTACTAAACAATTTCAGGGCATGTTCTCTGAAATGTGGAAAGCTACCGGTACTTTGGATCCCGATTCATTGTCCGATGCTGCTGGTACTTCTGACACAATCACTGTCCCCGGTGTTGCTTTGGGCGACATGGTATTGGGTGTTTCGTTTGGTGTGAGCTTGGCTGGCGTTACAGCTACTGCTTATGTAAGTGCTGCTAACACAGTTACTATCCGTCTCCAGAACGAATCTGCTGGTACTGTTAACTTGGATTCTACAACCATTCGTGTGGTTGTTGGTCGTCTCGCTTAATAGCACAAAATAAAAACAAATAACAATAATTATAAGTTTTACCCCTTCTTTCTACCTTATACGGGAAGAGGGGGCTTTTTAAAGACTACGAGGTGTAGTTTTTAGAAAGAAGAGAAGTGATATGGCTAAATTTAGATGTCTGGTTTCAGGGAACATCGTCGAATTTACTCAACAAGTAGATATTGACAGTATGGAAGGTCACGAAGGCTACGAGTGGATTGATGAAGAAGAGGAATACTACGAAGAAGAAGTTCCTACTCCACCGAAGAAGCGTATGGGTAGACCGCCTAAGAACACTAAGGACAAATAATAAATGGCAATATACAGGGGTGATGGAGGAAGCTTAGACGGGCTTGTTGAGTCCGAAGTTATCCTTATCGCTATTTCCCAAGGTGGTACAGGGTCTGCCACAGCCGCAGGAGCTAGGGCTAACTTAGGTCTTGGCACTGCTGCTACCACTGATGCCTCAGCTTACGCTACAGCTGCTCAAGGAGCTAAAGCTGACACAGCTACTCAGCCCGGCGACTTAGGTACTGCTGCTGCTGAGGATGTAGGTTACTTTGCGACAGCCGCACAAGGGGCTTTAGCTGATTCAGCCGTACAACCCGGTGACTTAGCTACAGTTGCTACTACAGGCTCATATAATGATCTTACTGACAAACCCTCAGCTGGCTCTGGTACTGTTACTTCAGTTGCTTTGTCTGCTCCAACAGGACTGTCAGTATCTGGTAGCCCAGTAACCACATCAGGCACACTAGCACTAACTTATTCTGCTGGTTACGCAATCCCAACTACAGCTAAACAGACTGAGTGGGACACAGCTTACACAGATAGACTCAAGTGGGACGGTGGAAGTACAGGTTTAAACGCCTCTACAGGTCGTACAAGCCTTGGTTTGGGCACAGCGGCTACTACAGCAGCTACTGACTACGCTACAGCAGCACAAGGGGCTAAGGCAGATACTGCCCTACAGTCTTACACTGAGACTGATCCTGTCTACGTAGCTTCTAGCTGGTACGGTACAACTAATAACTCTACCAATTGGAATACTGCTTACACTGATCGCTTGAAGTGGGATGGTGGTGCAACTGGTTTGACAGCCTCCACAGGTAGGACTAGCTTAGGCGCTACTACAGTTGGTGGTAACTTATTCACGCTGACTAACCCCTCAGCAGTTACTTTTGTACGTCTTAACGCTGATAACACTGTAAGTGCTCTTAGCGCCTCAGACTTCAGGACTGCTATTGGTGCAGGTACTTCAAGCACTACAGGTACTGTTACTAGCGTTGCTTTGTCTGTACCCACTGGGTTGTCTATTTCAGGCAGTCCAATTACTAGCTCAGGTACATTGGCTATAACGCTTACAGCAGGTTACTCAATACCTACAACCACAAGCCAAGCAAATTGGGATACAGCTTTTGGATGGGGCAACCACGCCTCAGCAGGTTATCTAACTTCTTCGTCTACTCTAGACGCTTCTAAACTCTCAGGAACTATTGACGGAGGTACCTACTAAGGTAATTATAAACTATGCCAGCAACAATTAAGATTAAAAATAGCTCTACAGCCTCAGCTGTACCTACATCTAGTGATTTAGTACAGGGTGAGTTAGCTGTTAACGTCACCGATAAGCGTATCTTCACTGAGAATGCTTCAGGTACTGTCGTTGAACTAGGTACTAACCCGTCTATCCTGACCCTTCCTGACGGTTCAGCAAGTGCTCCTACTTTGACTAACGATGGAGACACCAACACAGGTATCTTCTTCCCTGCCGCTGATACTGTTGGTATCACTACTGGTGGAACTGAGAGAGCTAGGGTTGATAGTTCTGGCAACTTAGGTTTAGGTGTTACGCCTAGTGCTTGGTATAGCAGTTATAAAGGAATTGATATAAATACTTGGGGTGCGTTAGGCGCTTCTAGTAGTTTAGTAACTTTATTTGGAAATGCTTATTTTTCAAGCGGTGTTAATTACAAATATAAAACCACAGCCGCTGCAACAATGTATGTGCAAGACGGTGTTCATTCTTGGCATATTGCCCCATCAGGCACAGCAGGTAACGCCATAACCTTCACCCAAGCAATGACGCTTGATGCTAGTGGGAATTTGTTGGTTGGCAGAACAAACACAACGATTGCAAACAATACCGGAACGATTGTTGCACCAACGTTTACCTCAATAGCTGGAAACGCTAATAACGGAACGCTTTTTTTAAGAAACTGTTCTTCAACAGTGTCAGCAGACATTGGTGGCCTGCTTCGTTTTGATGCTGTTTATAGAAACTCTGATTCCGATGTAACCGATATTGCAGGTGTTGCTGGTCTTAGAGAAAACGCAACAAACTCAAACTATGCTGGTTATTTAGCGTTTTCAACAACTCCTAACGGTGGAAGCAGAACAGAACGTGCCCGTATCGACTCCAGCGGTAACTTGCTGGTGGGTACTTCTTCAACATTAAGCAATACCGCTGCTCATCTTCAAGTTTTAGGTATTTCAACTGATGATTCTCTTGCCGTGTTCAAGAATGGAAGCGGAAGATCGGCAGGAAATATCTTGTTTCAAAACGCTTCTGGAACACAGGTTGGTTACATTCAAATTCAAGCGTCAGCAACCGCTTATGTAACCTCATCTGACTACCGCCTGAAAAACACAGTTGCACCAATGACAGGTGCTTTGGCTAAAGTTGCCGCATTGAATCCAGTAACTTACAAGTGGAACTCTGACAATTCAGACGGTGAAGGCTTTATTGCTCACGAATTGGCTGAAGTTTGTCCTCATGCCGTGGTTGGCGAGAAAGACGCTGTTGACGCTGATGGCAATCCTCAATACCAAGGCATTGACACCAGCTTCTTGGTTGCAACACTGACAGCAGCAATTCAAGAACTCAACGCTAAGTTTGAAGCTTACAAAGCATCACACCCTTAAGGACTAGACATGACAGCAATCACATGGAAAATCAATAACCTAGAACGCCAAACCTCTGATGGTCTTGTAACAGTAGTGCATTGGGGTGCTTACGCAACTGAGGCTAGCAATGACCCTGAGAAGCCCTATGGTGCGTCTATCGTGAACACACAAACCCTAGAACGAGGTGACTCATTCGTAAGCTACGACACCCTGACTGAAGAAACAGTTCTTGGTTGGTTGTGGACTAAGGTAGACAAAGAGACTGTGGAAGCTGCTCTAGAGGCTCAGATTGAGGCTCAGAAGGCCCCTGTGTCCGCTAACGGTCTTCCTTGGGGTGAATGATGACTGAAAGTAGCGTGGAGACAGCAGCTACAGTTACAGCTAAAGTAGCCCCTCCTGTTGGGGTTTCATTGGCTACAGTGGCTGGTTTACAGGTTAGTGAATTAGTACTTTGGGCTACTCTTGTGTACACAGTCTTGATGATTGGTCATAAAGTGTACCAAATTTACCAAGATGTAAGCAAAACTCTTGACAAACAGTAAAATTTAAGATAGGATAGTGCACATGGCAACAAAGAAACAGACAAACAAGATGGGTAAGGTCATGGGTGAGTACAAAGAAGGTACTCTCCATAGCGGTAAAGGGGGCCCTGTGGTTAAGAACCGTAAACAAGCCATTGCTATTGCCATGTCAGAGGCTAACATGCCCATGCGTGGACAGCGTACAGCTAAGAACAAGGCTAAGAAAGCTAAATGAGATCAATTACCCACGGTGGTAACTTAACTGCCAATACCGCTACGACAATATACACAGTTCCTACTGGTTACTACGCTAAGTGGAACTTGATGTACTTGTTGAACGGTACAGGGTCTACCAAGAATATTACTGTTACATGGCATGACTACAGTGCTAACACTAATATCTTTATCTTGAGCGATTACGGTCTTACCTCTAAGAACTACTTTAAGCTTGACGGTGGAGCTTACATGGTCTTGGAGGCAGGAGACTACATTACCATGACTTCAGAAGCTGGTAGCACTATGTCTTATATCTGCACCTTTGAAGTTGAAAAGAAAGAGGGCCTATAATATATGGCTACGTATTTAGATACAGTTAATAATGTACTCCGTAGGCTACGTGAGCCTGTAGTGCAGAGCGTAGATGACACCCCTTACTCCTCTATGATTGGTGTCTTGGTTAACGATGCCAAGCGTGAGGTTGAGGATGCTACTGAGTGGAACTCTCTGTCTTCTACTGTCACAGTGAACACAGTGGATGGCACATACAACTACACTTTGACAGGTGCAGGTACTCGCTTCCGTGTGATTGACGTTGTTAACGACACAAGCAACACTGTGCTTCAGAACGCGCCTACAAACTGGATGACACAGCAGTTCCTGTTCACAGCAGATACTGATCGTGGATCCCCTATGTACTACAACTTCAACGGTGTGGACACTAACGGAGACACTCAGGTTGACTTGTATCAACGTCCTTCAGGTGTATTCACAATCCGTTTTAACTTGGTTGTCCCACAAGCTGAACTCACTACCAACACAACCCGTATCTTGGTTCCTGCTCACTTGGTAGCTATGTTGGCTTACGCTAAGGCTATTGCTGAACGTGGTGAAGATGGTGGTAACCTTTCCTCAGAGGCTTATGCCTTGTACAAGAACGCTTTGGCTAACGAGGTTGCTATTGAGCGTAATCGTTACTCTGAAGAGATGAACTGGACTGCACCATGACGCAGCGAAGCGAGTATTACATTAAAGGCGGTTTCGCTAAGGCTCAATAACTATGGCTGAACAACTCGTAGGATCATCCATTGCAGCCCCCGGCTTTAAGGGGATCAATACTCAAGATAGTTCTGTAACTCTTGAGTCAGGGTTTGCCACGATTGCTAATAACTGTGTGATTGATAAGTTTGGTCGTATCGGTGCTCGTAAAGGTTGGTTGGCTAAGAACGCTACTAGCACTGACTTAGGTAGCAACCCTATCCAAGCCATCGGTGAGGTTATCGACAACTCAGGTAACAGTTACATCATCTGTGCAGGTAACAATAAACTGTTCAAGCTCTCAGGTGGTACGCTCACTACCTTGACATACGGTGGTGGTGGTACAGCCCCTACAATCACTTCTAACAACTGGCAAATGGCTCCTTTGAATGGAGTCCTTTACTTGTACCAAGCTGGTTACGACCCCTTAGTGTTTGATCCTGCTGTCTCTACAACCACCTTCCGTAGAGTGTCAGAGAAGACAGGTCACTTGGGCACAGCTGAACAGAATAACGTAGCTATCAGCGCCTTTGGTCGTATCTGGAGTGGTGGTAACACTACAAGCAAAAGCACTATTCAATTCAGTGATCTATTGTCTGGTCATGTCTTGTCCACAGGTACGTCGGGTACTATTGATCTTAGAGAAGTGTGGCCTAACGGTGCAGACGAGATCACTGCTCTAGCTGCCCACAACGGCTTCCTGTACATCTTTGGTCGTCGTCAGATCCTAGTGTACAAAGACGCTTACGATCCTGCTGCCATGTCCTTGGCGGACACAGTATCAGGTATTGGTTGTTGTGCTAGAGACTCAGTTGCTTTGACAGGTACTGACGTTATCTTCTTGTCTGATAGCGGTGTACGTAGTCTCTCACGTACTATCCAAGAGAAGAGTGCTCCTTTCCGTGACATTAGCGCCAATGTGCGTGATGACTTAGTTGAGGATCTTAAT